GCAATGGTCTAGAAAAACCAAAATGCCTAGCAACACCTGCTGCGATATCGGTAGCCCACGCAGTGGGACCGGCAATGCCCGACAAAATCGGAACATGCCTAGCTATAAAGCCAGATATCTTAGAAACAGTATCAAGGCCGCGAGATATCAGTCTACTGGAACGTAACTCCTTAGCAATAACGGAAGGCGCCTGAGAAACAATAGAAGGCGATTGCAAAGCAATAGTAGTGGTGGCTGCATTATCAGCTCCGAAAAGCTGAATGTCCTCTAACCAAACGTAAAGCTCATAGCTGGGCACATTCAAACCCACAACGGAAACAAAAGGCAAAACCACATTCAAAGCAAGAGTGCCAACAGCAGCATTATACAAGTCAACGCCACTGATGGGCATATACTCAGCAGTATACAGAAAAGGACAAGAAAGTTCAACCATAGTGTTCTCAGACACATCCAACCTCACATGAGGAAGATTAGTGCAGGTACTACTGTTAGTACTGCGATTATATACATCGGTATCTCCTGAACCAGAACCATACTGCCAATTGAGAGCCAAAACTCCCTGATGGAAAGCTGTACATGCAACCTGCAAGCGAAAGCACGTCTTGAACCGAATGCCATAAGCACCGGACAAACGATTGCTCCACTGAGGGAAGGCGGTTGTGAAATTAGCAACCGATGCGTCAAACTGATTAACGCGTGTCCTAGTAGCAAAAGGAACAGTACCCCTCCTTATTAACCTAGGCCTCTCAAAGTAAGACTTAAGGTCTTGCAGATCCGACTGAGGGACTGCGTAGGGGGTATCTTTATAGGGCGTGAGAATCTCAACTCCGTCACACGCCTCATTGGCGAACTGTGTCACTCCAGAAGCCGTAGCCTCGCCTGAAATAGCGAGCGACGCACTCATGGTAGAACACTCCGCCTCATTACCAACAATCTCGACATCCTGTTTAGACAGGTTATTTGAATTTGAAGAGCTAGCAAGTGATATATACAAGACACATGGTCACTCAACCAATGCGCAGGTTTGACACCTCTCTGGCTTATTTATACTTGCGCCTGAGTAGTAAACCTAAATAGGTAACAAGATCCTGGTGCGCCCTGTCCACTGCTCATTTCAAAGCTGCCAAAATGATTTACACCATGAAGCAGTGCGTATTTGCAACACCTCAGAACCATCCCGTGTCAGTACGTGCACACGTAAACCGGAAATAATTCTGCGAAGATTCCACCATGAAGCGCGGTGTAATCTGAAGCCTGCGAGCCACCTCCATGATGGCTCCAATGCTTTTTGACCATTC